AGGTATCTGGTATTAGCTTCCTGCCGTATTCGGATCACACGTACCAGCAAGCACCGTACGAGCCTGTTGATAAGAAGACGTACAACCAGTTGGCTAAAGACTTCCCAAAGGAAATATCGTGGGATATAGAAGAGGCCAGCGACATGACCGAAGGATCACAACAACTGGCCTGTACAGGGAACAACTGCGAGTTATGACATAAACAGTATGGAGTAACCCTCGTGTTTGCCTACGTCCTCTGGCTTGTCTTTCGGGTCATGGGACGTAGGTATTCCTTCCTTCTGCATTTTCTTGATGCGATCTTTGGAACGCTGACACATAGAGTGGTAGTCAATAGATGTGTAACTTACTGTGTGGTCTTTGTCTTTCATTGGTTAGTCCTTAGTCAATGTAATCTTCAAACAAACGCTCGCCAGTAGTCATTCTACTGATCCTGTCAATATTAGCCAAGCCGGGAGCGTATGTTCTTAAAGCCCTAAGCGCAGGCAAAGCTGCGTCTTCTTCTCCTGTTGCTAATCTTTCAGCAGAAGAAATAAATCCACTTCCAAGAGTAGCTGCCGCTTCCATTGGAGCAGGAACTAAACTTACTGGCTTACCTCCGTACTGCTCTGATCTAATGTTTACAAAACCGCTAGATAAGTTAGAAGCTAGTTGATTCATTGTTGCGCTAGTAATTCCTTCTGGTGTTAGCACATCTTCTACGTCTTTATTCTTGGATAAATCCAAAGTTTTTCTGGCGTCATCCCAAACACCGGCAACAACACCAAACAAACCAACGTACTTTGCTGAGTTAAGCATTGCGTTCTTAGCTGCTTGCGAACCTTCTGCTGTATTTAAACCAAGCCTTTGCGCCTTCAATAAATTTAATCCAATGTCTTCTCTTATGCTGTTCATTTGACGATTCATGTACGTCAACATGCTGTAAAACATACGAGCATTAGGATTATCGTGAAACGCTTTAGGTAAAGAACTAGCACTAACTGGTTGCCATTTGTTTAGTGAAGCACCAGCAAAGTTAATCAACCATTCGCTGTTTAAATCCCCTTTCTTTAAAGCGTTTACAGTCGCTAAAAACTCGCTGTCTGTAAGCCCCCGCATCCCGTCGTGTTTACGTAGCTCTTCTAAATCTTTTGCTTTGCCACTCTTGGCTAGATTCATGCCACGTTTAATTGCACTATTAGTAAGTATCTCTTGTCCCATACGGTTAACAGTAGACACGCCGCTAATTTTGTACAGCGCCTGTCCTGTTACGTCTACTGCTTGAGCAAACCTCGGTAGTCTAATAAAATTAAACTTGTCGGCTGAATCAGACACAGCACGTTTACCTGTGTTTGCTAGTTCTCCCATAAAGTTTTGATCTAGTCCTAACTTCTCGTTCCCTAACCAACGGTTTGTATCCATGTTAACTTTCGGAATAACTTTACCAAGAACAGGCGTTGTTCCTAGTTCGTCTAACGCAACTTTGATAGTTCTTAAAGTAGCAGGACCAACTGTTTGCGCCCATGCTTTGATACCGTTTTGATAAATAGGGGCAGTAATTCCTTCAATAAGGTTTAGCGCAGCGTTCAAAGGATTAGCAAGCAAAGCAGAAGAAGTCAAACGTCTAGCAATAGCACCAGCAGCATCACCTCCTTTTTTAGAAGCAATAATTTGTGAACGTAATCCGTTTCCTAAATTACTAGACACCGCCTTGGCTCTTTCCATTGCGTCAGTCTTAGACATACCTTTCGCTAAATACTGTTGACGCGCTTCTTTCCTTGCTTTTAACTCAATCATTTTAATAACGTAATTTACACGACCTTGAGTTTTTTGCGCGTCCGGTAACTTAAGAGCTTTGCCCCCTTGTTCAAGAACTAATTGTCCTGTCTTCTCGTCTATTAAACCAAACCGACGAGCTAACACACGGGCTGTCATAACATCTTCAGCCATTTCTTTAATTGCATCAATAGGATTGACGTAATCAGAAGGTGTCATAACTACTGCGTCTTTGCCACCAATAACGCCTTTGGTTGGAAAGTAATCAGGTGAACCTTTAACAACATCCATTGCTTGAAGTGTTTTAATTTGTTCTTCAACTTGTTTTACAATAGCTTGTTCTTCAGGTGTTTTAGCAGCAGAATTAAATGTGTCCCAAGTAACCCTTTGGTTCTTAGCAATACTTCTGTTCATTCGTGTACTAAGAAGTTTTAACTGTGCGTTGTCTTCAAATAGCTTGTAAGCGTCAGCAAACGTGTTTTCAAAAACATTGTCTAACTCTCGACGCTCGTGACGAATCATTGTCTCTGCGTCTTCGGCAAGTTTTGCTGCTCTTTCTCCTACGTTTTTAACAAGCCACTGACGAGTGCCTAGCAATACGTTACCAATAATGCCACTAGCTTTTTCTGGTTCAACAGTTTCTTTAAGCATTCTCTGGTCATCAGGATCGACGCGCCGTGTTGTACGCCTTTGTGTACTCGTGTCTACTTCAAAACCGGGTTTAGATTTTTCAGTAGCTTTAGTTACTTCAACAAAGCCCTCGTCACCTCCGATAAAAGACGTTGGTTGTTCTACTACTTTACCGTCTTTAACCGTTACTCGTGGTTTATCTGGAACGCCTTTTGTAAGATAAGCTCCAGCAGCGCCTCCAATACCAGCGCCTAAGCCGCCACCAAGTAAAGCCCCTGTTACTCTGCCTTCGTCTTCTCCAGACAAAAACCCGTAAACAGCACCTTCAACAGCACCCAACGCTGCCGCTTTTTGTGCACGTTGAACAGCCGTTCCTGCTTGAGCTATCTTAGCTACGCCCATGCCCGGAATAAATAAACCAGCCGTTATACCAGCGCCTGTAATAAACTTAGATGCTCCAGGATTTTTACGCTCAAAGTACCGCAGTTCTCGTCGTGAACCTTCTATAGCTTTAGACCAGCTATCAGATTCACCAGAAGCAAGACGCGCAACAGCATCAAGTTCGTCGCCAATACCAGCAGCAGACTCTAAAAAATCAATAGCCCCTGCTCGTAAAGAACTGTACTCTGCTTTTGGTTTTCCAAACTTACTACGCCGTGAACGTCTACGTCTGCGTCGTTCTCTTTCTTCGCTCATTCTGCTGTTCCTGCCCGACGCGCTGCCATAGCCTGCACATTCCTTTTATATCTTTCTTCTAAAGGCTTCATAAACGGAAAACCTTTTTCTTTCCGGTACAAAACAGGCTTGTTAGAAGGCTCTTCGTCCGTTACAGGAATCTCAATAAACCCGTCTTCTTCAAGTTCATCCATAATTTGAGTAAGAGACATTTGGCCTTTTTGAAATTCGCCGTACTCTTCCATAATTAATTCTTGTTCTTCTGAAGTGTACATTGACAAACGAATATTTTCTTCGTCTGTAATAGCTTGAGCAGGAGCTTGCGTTACGTCAACACCAGCAATTACAGCTTGCTGTCTTCGCTTATGCTCTTCAACTAGAGTATCTCTCGCCATCCGTCTGTACTCTTGCTTCTCTTCGGGATCTAACTTGTCGTAATCTTCTTGATCTTCTGCAGCAAGTTGTTCGGCTAAATCTTTTTCGTCGTTTCTGTCAGGAACAAACGTGTCAATCCTAATTCTAGCCTCTTCAATTACTCTTTCGTCAGCTAACTTTTTATCTTCAGCAGCTTCCCAATCGTTAAGAGTAGCTCTTTCGTTTCTATTTGATATTAAACGATTTAGATTCTCTTCCATTTTAGAAGCTGTTGTTTTAGCTCCGGTTCCTCCAACCCATTCTTTATTTTCAGCATCCCAGTGCTTTTCAATGTACTCAACGTACTGTTGGTTCATTGCCTTTAGCTCGTCGTCTTGTAAACCTTCTGGTAAATTTTCAATACGAGAAGTAAAGTCCTTGTTTAAAGGCTCTTGGTTTTTAAGGATGCTGTTGTCTCGGAAGTCTTGCATTTCTTGTTGAAAACGCAACTCTGAAGAAACAAAATCTTGCACTTGTTCTGCGTACAACGAAGGAACAGTTTCTAGTACAGCATCTAAGTTTTCTTGTTTGCCGCTTTTAATTGCAGCTACAATTTTTGCTCTGTTGTTTCCAATCCACTCCGCAGACTCAAGTTTTTTTAAATCAAGTGCTTGGCGCGCTGCTTCAATTTTTCTGTTGGTGTACTCTGTGTTAACGTCAGAATCTTGTTGCAAACGAGTTTGTTGTGTTTTTAACGAGTTAACCATTCTGTCAAAATCTTGTTGACTAATAGGAGCTAACCCTCTTTGAGCGTAACTTTGGTTAATCCTGTCTCTTAAAGCATTAGTGTCTTGTAATTCGTTGTCTATACGTAAAAGAGCATCTACAGAGCGAGTCTGCTTGATGCCTTGTGCATTAGGTATCTGCGCTTGTAAATCATAAACTTGATTCAAGTAAAACATTTTTTCTTTCATTGTTGTAGCAGACTGTGCTTGAGCTTGTAGTTGATTTATTTGTCTAGTTAGAGCAGACACATCACCCTGTTGAGCAGCAGCATTAGCTTGACGCATAGTAGTCATGGACTCATCTAAACGCGCCATTTGTTCCCGCTCTCGTCTACGTTCAGCAATCTGTCCACCAAGATCAAACAAACCTTGCCCAAAAGAAGGCTGGGTTAAACCTTGAATAAGTCCTTGTCCAAATCTAGCCATTGTTTTTCTCCAGTTTAACCCATAGCCCCAGACAACAATCCTGTACCAGCCTGTCCAATCAAGTTAGCTTGACCAAGACCTGCACCCAACAGTGCTTCAAGACCTGTCATCTTAGCTTCACCAAACAAACCAGCGCCGTACAACTGACCACGCTGTTGCAAACCAGCAGCCGCCAGACCTTGCTGTAGCGCGTTCAACGCCTGTGCCTGCGGTATGTACGCCCCTGTCAAAGCACCAAGACCCATACGTTGCTGTGCTTCTTGTAGGCCCATACGACTTGTCATCAAACCTTCGCCTGTCTCTAGCGCCTGTAGTGCTGACAGTTGCTGTGCAGCTTCTAGAGCTTGTCGCTGAGTCGCAATGTTAGAACCTAACTGTCCGTAAGTAGCACCGATGTCAGCCGCTTGTAGTTGCTCTTGTTGCGCTTGAGTTATAGCCATAAGAGCCGCTTGATTTTGAGCTTCCTCTTGCGCTTTAGCCATTGCTAGTTGCTCTGGAGTACCTCCGTACATCGCTGTCTGTACACCACCACGACCTTGGGCAAACAGACGCTCTTCTAGTTCAAGCCGCTGTCTCTCTTCTTCACCAAGCTGTGTAGCCCTAATACGGTTGTACACATCTTGTTCTCTAGCACCCATAGGCATACCGACTTGACCCATGAACTGACCGCCAAGACCAAACGCCTGTTGTGCTGCTTGTTGTTGACCAGCGAGGCCAAAAGGTGTAGCGCCTAGACCAGCACGACCAGCAGCTAAAGCGTCTTGTGCAGACTGCCCAAGTACTTCGCTTCCGTACGGACCACTAGAAAAACGCTGTCCTGCTACGTTTAACAACTGATTAGCAACAGCACTTTCTTGACCGCCTAAACCTATGTCAACGTTGCCACTCTCGTCTACGTTAAGTCTACCGCCCATACCAGTAGTTACAGTAAACGGTCTAAAGGCAGACTGCGTAAGAGCAGCTTCAGCTATTGGATCAACAGCAGTGTAAGCCTGTTGTCCCACATCGCCTAACCTGTCGTAAGCGTTCTTAACCAACAATAATCCAGCGCCACCCATAGCTGCACGGCCTGCGTTATTAACGGCTTGAGTAGCGGCATTGGTTAATAAGCCAGTTCCAAAGTTTATAATAGGATCATACCAAGCCATTAGTAAGTACCTCTTTTTTTATTATAATTCATCATAGCGTTTTACCTATCAGTGCTAGTACATTCATTTCCTGTATGGACAGCGCGTAACCGTTGATGTCTGTTTCAAGACCAACGCTGATTACTGAGCCGTAGCCTGTTGTGTTAATAGAAGAACGGCTAATAATTGTACTTTCTTCAGAAAACTCTGCTACGTTGTACTCAGACTGTCCGTAGAATCCGGGTGTAGCACTGCTAGTTCTAAACGTGCTAGTGCTGGTTGCTGTTGAAAAGTCGTAAGACCACTTGAGAAAAATGTCTGCGTTGTTACCACCAATAATTGTTGGTCTAATTTTCTTCAGCATCTTAATACGCGACGGATCACCAAAGCTCAATCCGGGACTGTAGTAACGGAAACGATAGACACTACCGTTGTCAAAGTAGTTGTTGTACGTTCCTATACCCGCTGTTGTGCCTATGTATATGTCACCGTTTCTGTCCCTGTGGAAACATTTGAAGTCCACACTAGGCCATCGTGTTACCCTGTACGCACCGTTCTCCAGTGTGCCTCGTACATCAAAGCAGTACACAAGGTTAAGATCAGGAAAGCACAGAAGATAGAAGTAGTTTTCAGGACTGTACACTGTACTAACTGGCTCTGCTTTGCCCAGCGTGTTAGCAATCAGTTCCTGCTTGATGTTTCTGCTCAAGTCGGTAATAGGCAAAGACTTCTCTTGTATAGATCGCCCTAAACTCCTAAGACCTGTAGGTGAAAGAAACAACAAGTCTGTTCCTATGTTCTGTACACTCTTTCTGTCTACACAGCCAACACCCGGAATGGTGTCCTGTATAGCCATATTTGCTGGACTCTCTGCACCACCGTACACCAGCGTATTGTTTTCACCAAACACCACGAGAAACCCGTTGTGTGCCGCTATAGCTACAACTTTGTCAAACCCGTTAGGCCACGCCTTAGACACATCAATAGATCCGCTAGATCCACCAGAAAAATCGTGTCCTATTAACAAGTCAGACCAATAGATCGTGTTGTCGTTAGTAGCGTTACCTACACACCACACTCGTCCGTAAGCACCTATAGCTTCGTTGGCGTACTGTGCAGAAGTTACAGACGCACCAGCAACACTGGACATCTTAGTAACTGCACCTAGACTGTTGCTGTACACAAGAGGCTCGTAGCCACGTTGGAAGAAGTAAGCGTGATCGTTAAAGTTAAATATCTTCCAATCGTTAGCTGTAATTGTGTACGACCCCGGCGTAGCGTCAACCAGTGTAGTCGTACCTGTCATAATCTTGTTGTTACCAGTACTAAAGATTACTTCGTTACCAGCACCGTCGTAAAACTCGTGGATGTTAGAGAGGTAATCAGTACCCAGCACAGTTTTGTCTGTAGTTACAACAGCGTTACCCTTACGTGAAGCCAATCGTCCTCGTCTGTCAATAATAGCGTTGTCTGCAATCTCCGCAAAAGACGTATCCTGTGCAAGCGGAGAATCCTCTGTGTTGATCCCTTTAAACGCAGGAGCAACTAAGTTAATGCTTTGTAGTGGCTGGGCCATCTAGCGTCTCCTACGGTGTAAACCAAATAGTTTCTTCAGGGTGCTTCTGGGCGTCCAGAGCAATAGCGTCAGACAGGTACTTGTCAGCAATAGCAAAGTACTCTGATGTTGACGTACCGCCTGTCTCCCCACGTTCACGAGCTAACAGCGATACCGCCATGTGAATCACAGGCTGACTAGGAATAGCCAACGTGTCAGAGTCAGAACTCAAGGCTACGTTTCTGATGACGCTCTTGACCTTCAAAGAGTAAACACCGTCAGGCTTAGGGTACACATCAATCTGGGCGTCACCAGAGCCATCTATGCCACTAAACGTGTAGTACTGTGGTGCACCAGAGGCAGGAGTGTTTACAAAGAACTTATCGTCAAACCATTCTTGAGGTCTGTACTCCATCACAATGTTAGATGTATCGTTAATAATGTTCAGGATTTTCCCTTGGTCTTGGTATCCCGTTAGCGAGTACGTGTAGTCATCAGCCGCCGTGGTGATCGTAAGAGTAGACCTAAGATTAGACCAATCCCAAGCGTTTTCCACGATTTGTTTAGCGTCGTTAATAAAGTCACCAACCATAGCACTGTACGTGTTCGCACTTACGGTTGTTACTGTGTCTTCTCGTAAACGTCTAAGGACGTTGTTTACTAAGTCTAAGTACGTCATCCCATGTTTCCTGTAAACATACCTTGTGAAAGGCGAGCTATCATTTCGTTAAGTTCTCTGTCGTAATCTTTTTGGGGCAACGGTGTATCAATTATTTGTGGAGTTTGGTACGAAAGCCCTGTCATAAAAGGAGTAAACCCAAGGGGAGAAGGACCTGTTAACATACCCGTTCCAATGTCTTCGCCTTCACCTTCTCCGTCACCATCGCCATCTCCAGTACCGTCTCCGTCACCGCTACCATCTCCAGT